CGGGTTTGACATCACACTGGGCGAGGAGACCGAGCACTTCAATCTGAGTATTGAAGACCAGAGCAATATCGCCAACCTGTTTCGTGTAGTGGAGCTGGGTGGCACCGAGTTTCCCTATCAGGCCGACGGCGGCAAGTGCCGCATCTACACCGCCCAGGAAATCGCCCAAATCTACATCACGGCTCAAACCACCATCACATCACAGACGACCTACCACAACGCTCTGAAAGCGTATGTGCAGTCCCTGACTGATGTGGAGAAGATTTCTGCTGTGACTTACGGCATGAATCTTCCGAAGAAGTTCACCACCGAGATGAACGAGAAGTTGGCTGTCGCCCAGGCGCAGATGGAGGCTATTGTGGCCCGTCTGAACGGCTAAGTGCTATGGTAGATATCAAGATGCTGCGCCCTGGAATGAAGGTAAAGGTCATCGACCAGTGGCCGACTGACCCAGGCTTCGGTTACAACAGGTATATGTGCGAGTATCTTGGGCAGGTTGTAACAATTCATGAGGTGGGTGCTATATCGGTCACCATTGAGGAAGACGAAGGTGTGTGCTGTTGTTTGGAAGATGGACGCTTTCACTGGGGTGCCTGCTTCTTCGATTGCATTGTGGCAGATTGAAAAGAGGTGTCAGGTCATGTATGACAGAACACGAATCAGCAAGTGGCTCTTGAGCGTCCTCCTGTGGGTTTGGACTGGTACGCTCTACTTCTTTATCGAGGTCGTATGGAAGACTTCACACGGAAGGCAGGAGATGATTAGCTGGACAATGCTTTTGCTGGCTATCATCCTGGCCGTACCGCTGGAACGGTTCGGTGCTGAGTTGCCATGGGATATGCCGCTGATGGCACAGTCTGCTATCTGCGGCGTGGCTATCACAGCAGTTGAGTTCGTAGCTGGGCTTATCATAAATGTATGGCTCGGCATGGGCGTGTGGGACTACTCTGGCATGGCTGGGAACATCATGGGGCAGATTTGTCCACAGTTCCTTATCATGTGGATGGTACTGGCGGCAGTCGGCATCGTGATGTTGGACTGGATGCGGTATGGAGTAGAGGGCGGCGAAAGACCGCACTACACACTCTGGAGAACTCGTTCCTAAATTGAGCCGGAATATGGATAAAAGAAATGGGAGCCACCGCATGGTGAGCTCCCATTCTGTATATCCGGCTATGAAATTGATGTTTTATAGGAGGTGGTTTCGTGAATGAAGCTGCTATCTGGAGGTTTTTGAAGTCCCAGGGCATGACTGACGCTGGTGCCGCTGGCCTGATGGGCAACCTGTTCGCCGAGAGTGGGCTCAATCCGAAGAATCTCCAGAACACATATGAAAAGAAACTTGGCTACACAGACGAAACTTACACCGCCGCTGTAGATAGCGGCAAGTATACCAACTTCGTCAAGGACTCTGCTGGCTATGGCTTGGCACAGTGGACGTACTGGACGAGAAAACAGGCTCTCTACGCCTTCTGTAAGGCCGTAGGAGCGTCCATTGGTGACCTTGATACCCAGCTCAAGTTCCTGATGAAAGAGCTCTCAGAGAGCTTCAAGAGCGTCCTGGGAGTGCTTTTCAGCACTACGTCTGTGCGTGAGGCGTCCGACATTGTTCTGCTCCAATTCGAGCGGCCTGCCAGCAAGGATACTAAGGCAACACAGGATAAGCGTGCCGGGTATGCCCAGGGATATTACGACAAATTCGCCGCAGCAGCGGTGGAGAAAGGAGAGAGCGGTTCGATGAAATATACTTCTGCAAACCCGCCCATGAAGTGCTTTATGCGCCAGAGTTCCTGGTATAAGAGCACTGGTAAGGTTCCTGTGCGTGGTGTGCTGTGGCACTCCACCGGAGCTAACAACCCAAGTCTGAAACGCTATGTCCAGCCTGATGACACCGCAGCGGACAGGGCAAGGTTGTTGGAGCTGCTCGGTGTGAACAAAAACAGCAATGACTGGAACCGTGAGGGTCAATGGGTCAAAGGTCAGTGGGTTCCGCTCAAAGCCGGTGTCCATGCTTTTATCGGTAAGCTCGCCAGTGGTGAAGTAACCACTGTGCAGGCTGGCGATTGGGACAAAAAGGCTTGGGGTTGTGGCTCTGGCAAGAAGGGCTCCTGCAACAACGGGTGGATTCAGTTTGAAATCTGTGAGGACAATCTGGGCGACCCAGTTTACTTCGAGAAGGTCTACCGTGAGGCCGTTGAACTTACTGCGTATCTGTGCAAGCTCTACAACCTCGACCCGCAAGGTACGGTTGCATATAACGGCGTGAAGGTGCCTGTTATCCTGTGCCATCAGGATAGCTATCAGCTCGGTCTTGGCTCCAACCATGGCGATGTGCTGCATTGGCTTCCGAAGTATGGCAAGAGTATGCAGACAGTTCGTAATGATGTCTCCGCTTTGCTTGCGGGGGTAAACAACAATAAGGAGGAGGATGACGACATGGATGTGGTACGTTTTAAGCAGCTCTACAATGAGATGCGCAAAGAGCTTCAAGACAATGACAGCAGCAAGTGGAGCGAGGAGGCTCGTAACTGGGCGACCGCTACTGGCCTGATTGCTGGTAACGGCACAGAAATCAACGGCGAGCCCAACTATATGTGGGCAGATGTTCTCACCCGTGAACAGTTTGTCGCTGTGCTGCACCGCTTTGCAAAACTGATGGGGATGGTCTAAGCCATGACCATCAAGATTGAGCGTGGCCGTAAGAAGACCCGGCGGCGTACAAAGAAGCGTCGGGGCATTGGGTTTACCAACCTCTTTGCCCTGCTCCTCATATTGCTTCTGCTGCTGGGTCTGGCGGGCGGATTCATCCTCGCATGGAGGAGCATTGAGTACCAGTATATGGGCGCACTCGCTTGCTTCACTGTGGTGTTCACGCCAATCGGAACAGCTATCGGCATCGTGCTGAACAGCATTGTCCGCAAGAGTGAAGCTGAAAATACTGGCGCTGACGGCGAGGGAATCAAGTATGCTGCTGCAAAAGCGGCTGGATTTACACAAACGGATGCGGTGGTAGAGGATAGCCCCGCAATCTGAGAGGAGGTATAAATATGGAGTGGCTGCAACTGATTGCGTCAATCGTAGCCGGTCTGATTACCGCTATTCCTCTGGCAATTAAGCTGGTGGAGTATGTCAAGAAGGCCGTGAAGGAGAAGAACTGGGGCAAGGTTCTTGACATGGTTATGAAGTACATGGCTACTGCCGAGGAAAAGTTCGACAACGGTGCCGACCGTAAGGAATGGGTTCTCGCCATGGTCAAGGCTTCTGCCGACACTGTTGATTACGACATCAACATGGAGGAAATCAGTAAGCTCATCGATGACCTGTGCAAGATGAGCAAGAAGGTCAACGCACCTACTGAAACGGAGAAGGCAGGTGAGTGACTGTGAGCGTTCAGGAAATCCTTGTAAATGGCGGCGGGGCGCTGGTTATCCTGATGACACTGGTGCAGATTGCACCCATCAAGGTAAACCCGTGGTCTGCCATCGGTAAAGTAATTAAGGCCATTTGGAAGGCTGTGGGCAAGGCGTTTAACGGCGATGTGATTGAGCGGCTGGACAGGATAGAAGCGACCCAGATTGAAACACAGAAGAGGCTCGACCAGATAGAGTCCGCTCAAGCAGAAGCAAAGGAGCGTCTTGATAAGATTGAGGAGGCACAAACCGAGACAAAGGAGCGCCTTGGAACCCATATCCGTATCGATGACGAGCGAAATGCCGATATGCACCGAGCCAGCATCCTGCGGTTTAATGAGGAGTTGATTGCCAACCGTCAACACACGGAGGAGCACTTTAACGAGGTTCTCTACAATATCGACTGCTATGAGAGATACTGTGAGGAACACCCTGAGTATCCAAACAATCGGGCTGTTCGCGCAATCATGAACATCAAGCGGGTTTATGACGAGCGCATGGAGAAACACGATTTTGCGTAAAACAAAAATAGGAGAGTTACTTGCGATTGCAGGTAGCTCTCCTTCTTTTTGCGTTATGCACTTATGTTTTGGATGTTTTCCAGCTTGAATGGGTCTGCGACAATCTCATCGTCGGCGGAGAAGTAGGCAAGGACGCCGTCCTTTGGTAACTCTGCCTGGAACACGTTTTGAACACTGTCATCAAATCGCTTAGAGTACCATTCTGCCCTCTTTTTGGATAACGTCCATGAGAAGACCTTGATATCTTTGCTATTCACAGAGGTGGTGCCACGGTAAACTGTGATGCGGTCAGGAAGGTCATTGAAGACCGGAAGTTCATCTTCGTCCATTAGCTTCTCTTTTGTGCTGCGCTTGAACAAACTGAGAAGCTGTTTCTTCGTGAAAACGGAGCCGCTGTTTGTGTACTCGCTGTTTTCCCAGATGTAGCGCAGGCACGCACCAAGGTCGTCGTCGCTTAGATAGCTCTTGATGTGGTCAAGGAATGTGAAACGGTAGGACTTGCTTAACAGGAGAAGGAAGCCGGTAAGTGTGTCTATCTTCTTTAGGCGGTCTACAATGGAGGCCCGAAACTTATCCTCACCATCGCCCTCTAATACATTTATCATTTCTAAACCGCTCTCACCCTGTATAGCAGTGACAGACGTATCAAGGAACGGATGAGATACAATGAATGGTATCTTTTCATTTGGCTCTATTGGAAGGTAAGCAAAGGTGATAGCGAGGTCTCTAACCTTGTCGATGTTCGTTGTCTTCATATCTTTCTCCTATTTCTCAAATGTTCGCTTACAACATCGTTGATGCAATTATAGCATATATCAGCGCTCTTGTAAATGAACATTGTTATGTATTGGCCTTGGGTTGTATCAGTTTCCCAAGGCTGAAAAGACGTTGTATGATGATTGTCATGCTAAACCAAAACAATCAGACTACCACGTCAGATTTTCCAGGATATCTGTACCTTGCCGTGACCAACATGAACACTTTCAATTAGCGCATCAACCACTGATAATTTATCGTCAATACTGACGCTCTCCCAGTTGTTCATGTACCCATTGATTGTTCCAATGTTCTTCCTATCATACATTTCAGCGGACATCTGTGATACCTTTTCACGGAGCTCCTTTTTCTCCTCGTCAAGCGCATCCACACGCTTGTTGATATACTCCATCGTCGCTTCGCTCGCAGACACGATTTTGTCTATGAGTGTGGCGATTTCTTTTTCGATTTCATCCAAGCGAATCTTGAGCTTGGTAAGCTCGGCGGTATCCCCTTGCTTCTCTGTGTAGGACAGCTCGCTGAACTCCCTCAGCTTTCTGGACATCTCATCGAACACAATGCCTTCAATATCGCCTGCCTGAACCGCACCAACGCCGTCGCACGATGCTGACACATACTTACTATTGCAAATGTAGTATCTGGCATCCTCTGTGCGCTTGCGTGGGTAAGATTTGAGCGAGAGAGCGTGGCCGCAATCAATACACTTGATTTTCCCTGCCAACCATGTGTTTCTGGCCTTCACTGGCTTTGCAATCTGGCGCACGTTCAAGCACTTTCGGCGGCACCGAATCCATGTGTCTGAATCAATGCAGCCTTCATGTGGTGCGAGTACCAACACCTGACCATCGAGGCAGATGGACTTCCGCTTAGTGGCTTTGCTTCCTGTGTAGAGATAAGCACCGTTTGTCCCAATGAACTGTGAGATATCATTGATGATTTCTGTCCCCTGAGTGCGGAAGAACTCATACAGTTCTGCGTCTGCCTTGGCGTAGGCTGGGTTGATGATGATGTCCCGTATCCGCATCCTGCTGAAGTTCTGGCCCGCTTGGTTTTTGATGCCGTTCTCGCTGAGGTACTTCATAACATCGGAAAAGGAGACCTGTGGCCGGGAGTAGAGCGAGAATATCAACTGGACGACCTGAATTTGCTCCGGGATGGGCTTATACATACAGGTCTTAATGCCTTCCATGACCGTGTTCTCAAGCTCATAGCCGTATGGAACACGACCTCCCATGTAGAATCCCTTCCTGCTGCGAGAGCGATATGCGTCAATGACACGCTGCTGGATGGTCTCACGTTCGAGCTGGGCGAAGACCATGACAATCATCAGCATGGCTTTGCCGATTGGGGTCGAGGTGTCGAACCGTTCTGTGATGGATACGAACTCCACCCCATACTTCTGGAGCTCACTGATAACGTTGGCGAAGTCGAGAACAGACCGGCTGATACGGTCGAGCCGGTACACGATGATGCGGCTGACACCACCTCTGCGAACCTCCGCCATCATGTCTTGGAAGTCTGGGCGTTCTGTGTTTTTGCCGCTGTATCCCTTGTCTCTAAATACCCTGTGTGGGCGGTTGCCCACTTCTCGTAGACACAGTTCTATCTGGCTTTCGATAGAAATACTATCCTCTTTGTCTACTGACTGTCGTGCATAGATTAAATCTTCCATGTCAACCTACCTTTTCTTTGGCTTTTGTGAGTATTTACTAAAGACGGCATACAGGGTTTTCTCTATCTGAGCTTTCCGCTCCTCTCTGTCGTCTTTATGTATGATGGGGGTTAGGTTGATTATGGTATAGACATCGCCGCCATAGACGGCGTTTATAGTTTCTTGGGCGTATTTTTGTATAATGACCACCTTCTTTATTTGAGGGTAAAAAAATAGGACGGTGACGAGTTTTTACACTCGCCCCGTCCTTTTCTTTCTGTCAGCTATTTGCAGATGGCAAGGACGCCATACAAGACCAACACAATAACAACAGGAATCCAGATAGGTGCAAGCACCCACCACCAGCTCCAGTCGATGACACCCAGGAGTTTCAAGACGATGAACACAATTCCAAGCACATCACAGATGCCGAGCCCGTATCTTTTGTTATCACTCATTGTATGTATCCTCCATCAAGAGCCTGTGGAGCCCCAGCCGCCGTTCCTGACACCCTCGGCAGCATCGGAGTATGTAATCCCGTAGGGAATGAAGATGGTCTGCATAAAGCGGTCTCCGGCCCCAATAGCGAGGTTTTTGCCCTCCCTGCTGTCGTTAGTAATCTTGGCGTAGATGTGCCCCTCGTTGTCGGAGTTGTAGTAGTCGCTGTCAACCACGCCGATGGTGTTGTCCAACTGCATACGGTACTTACAGCCCAGGCCACTCCGTGGTGCACAGCACAGCCACCAGCCCTCGTCAATCTTTACCCGGATACCGGTGGGAATCTTCGCAGATGCCCCAGGTGCCAGAGTGATACTGACTGGTGACTTGAAGTCGTACCCGGCGCTTCCTGTCGTGGCCCGCACAGGCAGGTCAATCAGGTCATACATCATCCTGGCCTCGGTTTCACCGATACCAAATTCCTCTTTCATAGCTGTGGTAAACTGCTCAAAGCTCACCTTTTCAAAGTTACCGACCTTCTGCATCTGTTCCTCCTTTGTACTGCGTGTCGCAAGTTACCTCCGTTCCCCAAACGGCGGGGATGATGTTTGGTGCATATGACGGGTAATAGACAGTGTCATCGTCTTCGGAGGTTTCGGTGACTGTCTCCTTCAACAGGCGACCATCTGTGTCATATTCACGAACGGTTTCCTTGATAGTTCTCTTAACCATGGCACACCTCAATTCTTATGGGCTGCACGGTAAAGCAGGTTGCCAACCAGAGCGCCTGCGGCGGCTGTCAGGAAGATTTCCAGAGGGGACAGTTCGATAACGCCGTCCAGTTCAACACCAGTCTCGACATCATAGCCGTCAGCAATAGGCTCAACCAAGTCTTCTGTCTCAACGATGGTTTTGCCAATCATTTTCTCTGTCACATCGTCAAAGTGGTATGTAACCTTTGTGGTCTTGGTTTTCTTGTCCATAATATCCTCCTTTTACACTGCCCCGTAGCTTCTGCCGGGGCATTTTACCCTTGTCAGAATGGCGTTTACGAGAGCGTCATACCCGGCAACACAGCCGTCGTACTGCTCACAGACAACGCCATGCTCATCCAGGAACTTGCGCATCACATTGGCCAGCTCATCGCTCTCGCTCTCGGTCTGGAACCGACCAGAGGGGTTGTATGGTTTCACCCGGTTGACGAAGACGTTCATGGAATCATAGGAGTTGAACACCTTCATAATCAGTGCGTCAAACTCCTTGCCCAGCACATCATCGTTTGCATAAAAGCTCGACAGCAGGATTGGTGAGTCAGTGATGACCACATCTACTTTGCCCTGCACTCGGCTGATGCGGAAATACTGCTTGCCGAATATGTATGCTTGATTCTGGAAGACAGCCTTACTCTCTTCCCAAACCTTATCCTTGGCGAACTCCGTCACGAGTTCTGCGTTGATACCAGCCATCTTCAGCTTTGAGAAGATGTAGGCGGCACCGGTTGACTTACCAGCACCAGGGGCTCCGAACAGATTTACAACGAGCATTTATTTCCCTCACTTCGTTTTGATGTAAAGCCCACAGTGACACATACCCTCGTCCATCTCCCTGAACTCCTTACACATACACTTGGTATCAGCGTTTTTGTAGAGGACGCAGGGGCAATAGCCAGAGTTGGCCTTGAGTTGGTCTTTGATTTCCTTGACATATTCTTTGTCAGGGTTCAGTTCAATCTTCATGGTCAGCTAATCCTTTCAGCAAACTGATTGTCGGACGCAAGTGTTACACCAAGAACATCATCGAAAATGGCCCTACGATTGGGGATGTACCGCCCGAACTTGATGACGATGTTCTTGTAGGAGGCCAGTGCCTTTACCTGTTGCCCAATCTCTTGCGGGTAGTAGCCTGTGTAGATGACCACATCATCCTGACAGCCGTATACCAGACGGAGAGTATGAATGAACTCCTCTACCTCTTGAAACTGCTCGAACGGTTCCAAACCGCCAATGACGATGGCCCCCGTCAGTCTGTTGTGGATGTAACGTCTGCACAAGTCAAAGTCGTTTACCTCGATGGGGGCGCATGAGCGCCACCCATCATTTTGGCAAACTGAAAGCGGGATGCCTGCTTCGGAGCAGCATTTCCCGCCACATGAGATAGTTCCGATGAACATGGATGGAACCTTGTAGTTGGTGAAGTCCTCCTCAACAATGGTTTTTACTCTCATTCTGACATAGCCTCCGCATAGCTGTACCATTGCCGGGTGTTGAACTCCCGGAACCGCTCCTTGGAATACGCTCTGGACGGAACGAGATACCCAACGATGCGCTGATAGGTGTCATACACCGGCTTGCCACAGATGGGGCAGTGGTCTGTTCCGACAAAGCCGTGGTGGTTCTCACACTCGTTGATGCGAGTGTTGAACGCAAAGTAGATAACGCCGGATAGCGCAATCTTGTTGAGCATATCCCATGCCGCATCTGTGTTGGGGAAGTTCGACTCCAGGTTGATGTGGGCAATACTGCCGCCAGAGCACTTCTCATCCAGAATAGAGCAAAGCCGGAGCTTCTCTTGAATGGTGCATTTGGCAGACAGAGGAATCCACTGGTTGGAGTACAGCTCCTTGTCCCTCATATCATACAGGACATTGTCCTTCTGACAGAGGATGACCGCCGCCCTCTCAGCGGGGACGCTCTCAATGTTGAAGGAATACTCGTTGGTGAAGTTGTCCTTCACTGAGTTGAGCACCTCAAAAATCTTGGAAGCAAACTCGACGCCCTCGTCGGTGTAGCTGATGTAACCGAACTCGTCCGTCTGTGTGTAGCCAAAGGCTTCGATGACCTCATACAGGCCGAGGATGCCCATGGTGCAATACTGCTTGTCCATCTCGACTGCGCCCTCTTGGTAGTTGGGGAGCAAACCCTTCTCTACATTGCGTTGGATAATGTGGCGCACCGTGTCCAGAGCCTTACAGCAGAGCAGGGCACGCTTTCTCAACAGAGCCAGGTACTTCTTTTCATCGCAGTCAGTTTCAAGGGCAATCCGCATCAGGTTGATGGTGTTGACCTTGACAGAGCCGATAGACAGCGCCGTACCACCAATGGAGTTGATGAAAGCATTCAGCTTCTTCGTGTCTGAGAGCAGGCGACAACAGTTGCTGAGTGTGCCCACGTCATCGCTCATAAAGAAGTTGCTGTCGTTCCAGGTGCAGTTGTGGTCGCTGCACCAACGGGCAAACTCCTTGTCAACGAACACATCGTAGTTCTTCGAGCGAAGCATCTCCAGCGCTTCCTCGGTTGTGATAGCAGTGCGTTTGAGCAAGCTGTATGTAAGGACTGGGAATGTAAACATATTCTCGCTGCGAATCTGAGACACGACCTCCATGAAGGTTTTCTGATGCTCAATCAGCTCCTCCACATTGTCAATGACGAATGACCCATCCGGGTACTGGACACCGCCGAACAGAGATTCGATATAGTTGCGGTCAAAGATGGAAACATTGACAAAAGCCGTCTGGTCGATGCGCATGAATGGCTGGTTCAGCCGATAGATGAACTTCTGGAAGCACTGGCGGATGTAGTAGTCGGGGGCTTTGATGATGTGCCCGCTCTCACAGTCCTTCTTCCAGAAGTAGTACGTCCAAATAAGCACGTTGGGGATGCCAACAGCACCAGAACTGCGGTTGCTCATGTAACTGATGTACTCAATAACATCGTCCATGAACGTTGTCAGGTGCTTCGGCGGCTGATTGTTGTAGTTTTTCAGGAAGAAAAGCCCCTCTGTCGCCAGCCTCGTCAGGTCGTAGGCATAACAGTAGGGGAGGTAGGTCGATGTTGGGGCATCATGGAGATAAAAACCGCCGTTGTACTCGGTTTCCAGCCACTCCCGTGCCGTTTTGAGGTTGTACCGCTTTTTGATTTCGTAGAAAATCTTGTTGAACGCAAAGAGTTTGTCGTGCGACTTGCCCTTTTCGTTCAAAAGGCTGCGAATGTCCTTGTTGGAGGCATTTGCGTTCGCATCGATAGTCACGTCAGAGACGTTTCTATCGATGAACCCATCGATAAAGTCGGAAAAATTGAGCTGCGACTCGTGAAACCCGTTCAAAAACTCAAAATCTTCGCCATACCGCTCACTCAGAGCGGCCATTGCCTTCTCAAAGTCCTTGTTCATTTTGATTGGAATGTTCAATTCTCATGCCTCCTTCAATGGATTTGGTTGACCCACTCGATTGCCTTGGCAAAGGGGAGTAATTCCCCATCAATCGAGAGGACGGGCACCTGTGCAATGCCAAGAGCAAGCATATCATCCACAGAATCGTTCACTGTGTACTGGACACCACTGTTATCCAGCTTCTGCCTGAGAACCTTGCACCTTGGACAGCCCGTTGAGTATAGGATTACAGTCATACGGTCATGTTCTACCTCCTCTCCATCGTGTTCAGACTGGAAAGCGTACTGCGTGATGATGTCATACGCATCGTCCCAGCTTGTTACCCTGTGCATACCACCCCGTTCAGCATCGTAGCCACGGTTATGGGGTGCATCCATCAGAATTTTTAAGTAATCTCCGCCCTCAAGGTTATGTACGCCATCATCTACCAGCACGTCTCCGTGAATCAACTGCTTGTGGCTGGTGATGATGACATCTTCCCACTTGAGAAAGGGGAAATATCGAAATAACACATCGGTCATCTTGACCGCAAGGGTTTCATAGAAGGAACTTGTCACGATATAGATACGATGCCCATCTGCAATCAACTGCTGAAGAGCGTCTGCGGCGCCATCGATAGGCTTGACAGTTCTCCAGAAATCATCATTGTAGATTGGGGCAAAGACCTGCGGTTTGGTCAGGGTTGGGAAGAATTTTGCGACATCCCAATCGCTGACATCGTTCGGGTCAACGGCGGTGTGATACTGCTCGTTCAGCGTATCTACCCATGCGCCCAACAAATCTTCGATTGTGTCGTCCATATCAACTAACACCGTCAGACGTTTCATTGCTTACTCCTTTTTATCCAGAACCAGGTTCGACCCGCAGTATTCGTCAAAGGTCATCTGATGGTGTCCGTTGAACTCTGTCAGCCAGTTTGAGATGGCTTTAGACAGGTCTTCGATGGTTCCGTTGTTGGTTATGTAGTAGTCCGGGGTACAGCCATCCAATGCCGTTTCAGATGGATGCGCCTGCTGCTCCGGCGTGAGCGGGCTTTCAAAGTTCTCCCTGATGACCCGCATATGAATCATAGCGAGCCCCGCCTTTTTCAGACAGTCGATTTCATTGGGGAAACGGCAGTCTGGAATCAGAACGAAGTCCCACTCATCAGGGAACAGGCCGAGCACATCGGTAACAAAGCCTACCCAGAAGTCTGGGCGCTTCTGCCTGATGATGTCTGTGCCGACATACTGCAAGATGTGCCGCCCAGCATCGTCCTTCTCACCATTCCACCCAAAATAGGTGCGACACATATACTTGAGAAGGTCTGCATAGTGAGTGACCAGAACTTTGTAGCCATCAGATTCGAGCTGGTCTTTGAGAATCGCCGCCGTTGTGTCCTTACCGTGCTGTGCTTTTCCTGAGATTGCGATTACCTGCATTCTTGGCCTCCTTTGACTTTGAATATCTTACGAAGCTGTTGACCATTTCTTGGACGGTCATACGCTTGTCAGGCGGGCGCCACTTGTGCTCACCGCCGTAGTAGAACTCCCTCACACGGCAGTAAGCGGCAACTACAGGCTTGTCCACATCATCAATGTGATGTTCACAGACGATTGCAACCGCTCGCTTACCGACTTTTGTGAAGTCCTCCACCATCCTCTGCATGGCGACACGCTGTCCAACCGGAAGTTTTGCGTTGCCATGCTTGACCTCAATCAGTATGTATTCCTTATCGTGGTACTCAATCAGGCCATCGATATCTGTGGGGTATATCCCGCCGTCAAGACCAAGACCCTTGAAGTCAATGAGCTGCTTCATTCTGGCAGGATTCTTAATTTTGCTCTCCATACGCTTACTGCCTACGCATAAACATACTCGGGCTGAGGCTTCGGGCCGCCGCCGCCACCAAGTATGAGCATAATAATTACCAAAGCAATGGGAACGAGCGGCCAGAAGTTATCCACCTGTGACCACCTGCTTTCTGGGCATCATGCCACAGGTGTGCCGCTCTTTACAAAAGCCCATGTACTGGCACTTTGGCATGAGGTAGTGGTCAACTATATAATTCCACTCAGGGGAATACCCATTGAGTGCTGCCCTGATATCGGCGAACAGTTGCCGATACTCGTGATAGGCACGGGTACACATCCGCTGATGAGACATATCCATCAGGTTACGGAGATTACGCTTGTCCACAATCTTTGTGGTCATACCGAGCGGCAGACAGAGGGCAGAGTCCTCTCTTGGTACGCCGAGCTCGTCAAGCTCACGCAGGCCCTCCATAATACTGTGCATAACCCTGTCGTAGACGGCAAGTGCTCTACCGCTAAACGCAGGAGTATTCGGTGTCACATAGGAAAACCCATGCTCGTAGTCGATATATCGGGTGCTGGCCTGAAGCCTTGTGGGAGCGCCGCCAATGTGGGTGTACCACTCCCGAATAACCCTGGCCGAATAGCCGTCCAGAATCATATAGATGTCTGGGAACTCAAACGTTCGGCCATGCTCGCTCTCCAGGCAGTCAAGTCCGCGCTTGTAGTTCTTCTGGGTATCAGATGTGTCTGCGCCCCAGCAGATACCGGCCTCTGTGCCAATCATTGTAATGGGGTTTCTCGTGGTGTATTCGCTTTGAATGATTACCTTTCCCATAGATGTCCTTTCATTCGTACAGCTCCGGGTGGTTGCTGTAACATAGGTATGTATATCCGTAGTAACTGTCATACAGTTCGAGATATGTACCGCTACCTTGGCGGTGCTCAGACTGGAACACAACAGAGACATCATTGATAAGCCGCTCACCACTGAGCAACCTGATTGCCGCATCTACACAGTCCTCAAACGGAACCATGCTGTCAAAATGACTGGAGTTTGCGCCGGAGTATTGACCCTTCTGGTGAATGACCTCAATAACCGTATTGGGAAACTCTACGGATGCTACACGGTTAAGAACGACTTCACCGACCATCATCTTCCAGTCCATTGGAATCCAACTTGAACCGGCCTCATTGGTGATGGTCTTGGACAGCTCGAACAGTTCATCGAAGCTGATTTCCGGTACATCTAAGTTGAGTGCGGCAATTTTTGCATTTCTGTTGGACTCGGCATCACGTCCTGCGGCCACGTCGCCGCTCAGACAACACTCTCGCATGATGGTCAGATAGTCCGTGTCCCACTCTTTGGTATCTTCTGTTGGAATAGCGGTCTCCAACGCATCCGTATCGCCGTCGTACACTAATGCAGTCGCAACGGCGCCCGCATCTTCATCTGCTCTCTCGATGACAGCGGGCTCAGGGTCTTGTGTGGCAGGTGCGTTACTGCACCCGCAGACCGAAACGCACATCATAGCTGCCAGCAAGAAGATAGTGAAAACTTTTTGCATTGTTCTACCTCTCTACTGTCCATGAGAAAAGAGCCCGGAACTTATGCTCCAAGGCTCTTTCCCCGTGGTATGTTGGTTGATTCTTACGTTCTTGAGAAACTGCTGAGGAACTCGTCGAGCTCCTTTGT